CTAAAGGGCACGGCCTAATTGGGTGTCGACAGCGTTAGCGGTCGATCCCGAGCTTCTGCTCCCACAATGGGAGCATCGGCCCAGCCGTGTATTCTGTTGGCCAAAACCGACGAGTTTTGTGAACCCATCGGGTGTTTACAATGACTTCAGTTGCCCTTGCGGCATCTACACCAAAGTCATTTGTCCGGCCGTCACGTAACTGCATAAGGTATACAGCCGTGCGGTTCGACCGGACAGTCGGAACATCCTCTACTCGTCTAACACCTTGGAGGTGCCATAGGAAAAGAGAACGCCAGCCTGTCGTCTTTCGGACGTCCTGCGTTGGACCATACCCCTCAAAAATGGGGAATCCATAGTCCGGGTTGATCTCACGCATTGCGCGGGGACCAACAAATGACGGATTGCGCTTCTTGCGCCACCGTCTCCTATCAACCTTAACAACCTTGGTATTCCACGCAGTGCGCGGCGTTATAAAAACGCCGCTACGGGAATCCTCGTTCAATGGAACGAGGCGCAACTTGGTCTCACGCACAAGCAGTGCGAGATAGTCCCAGAGGGGACCTGGCCAGGAACAGGCCACCAAGCCGTTTATGGCATGCGACATCCCCCCATGATCCGAATATTTCGGACAATCACGGAGGTAAAAGGGCGTTACTAAAACCCCTTCGAAGTAGTCACAGCCACAACTCTCACGGAATCGAGAGTCGGGATTGCAGAACGTTTTGTCTGCATTAGTCCTAAAACCAAGGAAGCGGAGCAGCCTTACCAGTTCTGGTACGTACTCGGTTTTGACTACGATGTCATCTCCGTATACGGCATGCTGTCGAGAACCGACAGCGCGACATGCTGCTGTGAAGATTAGCGTTTCCAAGGAAAACGTGTAACCGTTCCCCATGCTGGAGAATTTGGCATAGCTGCCATCTCCCCAGGGAGCACTATAAGAGGACGAGCGATACGCCGTAAAAATGACATACCAGTCGTAAGGCAAGAGCCACGCAACGCAATTAAGCGATAACGTGTCAGACGCCATTGTCAGGTCGATGGTTGCAAAACTTCCATCTATGGACCCTAGTCGGGCCAATTCCTGATTCCTCTCCTGTCGACTCAAGTCGATACCCCACTTCCTCAAAACTTTCTTGAGGTACCCGTCCAGCTGAAGCTGAAAAGGCAAAGCGTGATCCGGCTCTTTCGCAATGATGCGGTGAGTCTTCCAGTTCTTCGGTACGAGTGCGAGAACATTGCGCTCCACACAAGTGTAAACACAGGAGGCTAAGTCCACTCCCATCTCTAGGAGGGCCTTTCCGATGTAAACTACAGCCGCTTTTGGCGCCCGCAACTTCCCCGAAATCTTGAGGAAGGGGAACGAACGCCTACGCGGCCGGCTCTCGGATGCACCATTGGTCAAACGTAACCCCTTCAAAGGATTCTGAAGGTATACCTTGCTATCGCCAAGGAGGTCCTTAATTTCGGACTCCATACGACGGACATATTTTGCTAGCTGCGGGTCATTGCGATCCGGGGCCGCGTGAAAGTAGTCCAGTCTTTTATTGGTGATACGGCAGATACGTTCCCCACGCTCGAAGTTTTCCTGAGCGGCTTGGGAGCATCTGTTTTCGTCCGCAAAGGCCTCGTTCTTTTTAAAGATAGAGGCTATCTGGCGTTGCGCCAAGATCGGAGCAAGTTCTGCGACGTGATACTCGACGTCATCAATTTGACCAAGCGAGGCAAGGGCCGGAAGATTCCGGGCCCTCACGTAGCCCATAACCCGAGCTCGGATGTCGGGGTACGGTAGGAGCAGAGTCTCTACCAGGTGACGGCATAGGACCCAAGGGTCCAAACGCGGGAGCTTTTTGTCCGCACGTGTCGTCGGAGTTTTCATTGCGAAGTACTCCTTAAGGAGGTCAGCGAGAAGGAAAGCACCGCACCAACAACTGCCATAGCTTTAGCAGACAGCTGAGGATTGGCACGCATATGCGCAAGAGAGCGCCTGACCCTCTCGGGTCAGAAAAGCGACTCAAATTACACATTTACGTCACTAGAGGACGTAGTCCTGGGAGGTCACCATATTGGTAAACTCGTCGGACGCGACGAAGTCGCGGAAGACCGCAAGGGCCGCCGTAACATCGGCAGACTGACCGTTCGCTGGGTAGCGAACACTGGCAGAGAGGTTCACTTTGGTAGCCAAGGGCGAGCCCTCAGCATCCGCAGTTCCGTACACCACACTCAGCGCGCTCTCGCACGCCGATGCGGTCGTCTTAGGCACCGTCCGCTTCTGGATAAGAAGCTTAGGGGCCTGAACGGTATGGCCGGATACAGAATAAGTCCGGCGGTTCTCGGAGTCCGAGAACTCGGTAATGGAAGTAGTAAAACTACCCATGATTAATCACCTCAAGGTGGTTAGAATATGCGCTTTGCAAACAGAGCGCCAGCGTCAAGAAGACGCCGGGATGTCAGCTCCACACGTATGCGCGGGATTAGGGATGGATTGCCAAGTGGTGCCCGCAACTTTAACGTTGCAGACGACAACGTGGTGCCACTCGCCCGAGGGTTTGTAGCATACGCACCGATACCATTGGAAACATTGGATACGGTGGACTGGCCTATCTCTTCCAACTTATAACCAATCGAGGAATAAGTCGACTCAGCCGAAGCCAAGACAACCCACGCCGCAATGGCGTCACCAACTGAAACGAACCAGTCAGCAACAAAGCTGTAGGGAATCGTTTCCCAACCAGTTACGGCCGGAGAAACAAGCACATTCAACGTCCTTGCGGACATTTTAGCGCAGGCGTTAACTCGCACAGATAAGTCCCGGGACAAAGTCGTTTCATAATCATGCGAAACGTAGTACCCGACGAACGGACTATTTGAGGTAAGCGTCTGTTTGACACTCTCCCCAGCACGGCCTTCCACGATTTCATCGCGGAGTGGAGCGTTAAATGCCTCCACGGCAGCCTCGATATCCATACCGAGGGTTTGCCAGCCGTACCTCCAAGCAAGCCAAGCGTCAGAAGCAGCCTTAACGGTATGCTTCCCGCCACGTTTAGCCTCTAGGATGAGGCGTTTGGCGTCAGATCTGGCGTTCTTAAGCATGTCAATTGTGTCTCTAGACTCCACCATGAAGGTGAGAGCGTCGAGGCTCGGTAGACACGCAGCCATAGCTGACTGATGGAGAGCTGCAATATCTATATCTGCAGCCATTTCTGTTGCTACCGATGTAGCCTGCTCCACGGACTGGATCGCTCCAGACACCGACCTTATTGAGTTGACTTCGTAGTCATAACTCTTGGTCGGATCACCCGTGAGTGGTTTCCGATACGTACCTCCATATATTCCGTGAGGCCGGTCTTCCGACCGATCAAAGCGGGTATACGAGTTTAGAGGCAGCAAAGCGCCGCTTCTTACCTTCGCGAAGTAGTCAGGGGTATTAGCCCCCTTGTAATCTCCGCGACGCACCTTATTTACTTCCTGAACCTCATAGGAGGCGGGACAGGTGCCCACAATTGGGGTATACGTATGGTTAACGGTTGCGAAACCGTCAGGCTGGTCATAACTATGACTCGGCATGCAAATCTCCGAACGACAACAAAGCCGCGACTTGTCGCCGCATTGGGGTCATATGACATCTGCTTGATAGCAGACCGACGCCCGGGACCATCCCGGG